CAAACACGACAATCACAGAAGACCTCTACATTGGTGCTGGTCAAACATTCAATGTGTCTGCTGGTGCAACACTGACGTTTGCCGGTGCGTTTGATGCTGGCTTGTACCAAGTGTTTACGGGTGCAGGTGAGGTTAAATTTGCCGTTGGTTCAGTAAGCAGAGTGTGCCCGGAATGGTGGGGCGCTGTAAACAATGGCGTGGCCGATTGCGCCCCAGCGATCAACAGCGCCATCCGCAGCGGAACACTATGCGCCGGTATTCCTGTGCATTTCAACAGCGGCGGCACTTATGGCCTCGCATCGCCAATTTTCATTACTTCCGTTGGCGTGACGTTAATCGGCGCAACTCCTGTGTATTCAATCATTGGACCATTGGCCGCTGACATCAGTGTTGGCGGCGGCTCAAACGCCATGATTGTCAACTTGGTACAGCCAACAAACTGCAAACTTCAAAACATTCGCTTTGCTGAAAATAACGTGAACTTTTCTGGTTGGTGCATCTCTGGAAACATTGGTGAACCAGCAGGCGAGGTCAACTTCACATCGCTGTACGTGCGTGAGTGCTGGATTGCTTTGAGCGCACCAGCAAGCCAAGGATTTTTCCGTGGTGGCTTTGTTGACGCTCACTTTGAGGCAAACCAGTTTGAGTACGCCAAGGGTTCTTGCTTTAAACTTGGTGATGCGATTGGTGGCTACTGGCTTGACAACGCTATTTCTCAATTTTCTTTCGGCACATTTATCGACGCGACAGTGGTCGGAAAAACAAAGACTATTAACACAGTTAAAGGTCTGCTTGCCCAAGACAACGGCAGCGACTTTTTGTTCAAGCTGTCAAACGCCTCAAAGTGGCACATTTCGGATGTTGTTGTTCAGCAAAACGCATATTTGCCTTTAACTGCTAGTTACACGCCGGGCATTCTTTCAGTTGATACCTGCACAGACATTGTTTTTACAAACTTCACATCAAATGCTGTTGCAGCCCAAGCCAAAGGTATTGAGATAACCAACTCAATCATCATTGTCTCCAACGGTCAAATCAACAACACTTTTGGTTACGCCAACAATAGCAATCCGTTTAACATCGGCGGTGCTAACAACAACATCATCATAGATGGTGTCACTGTCATTGGTAACTCTTCGCGTGGTCAGATCACCATTGAGGCGGCAACGTCTGGATATTTGCGAGTTACAAATTGCACGTTTGACAAAAGCAGGTTGTTCTTTATGACGGACAAGGGCGTCCAGTCTTTGAATAGCGAGTTGTATCAAAACAGAATCACAAACTGCAACTACGATGGTCCAAGTCTTGCGGAAGTCTTTTACTTAAACGGCACTGGATACACGCGCATTTTGAACAACGTCATTGGCGCAACCGATGTGTTGTCAACACCTGTTGCTATTTTCCGATTCCTAGGCGCTGGCGATTTGGTTCAGGGTGGAAACACAATTCTTGGTCTGGGCGGCGGCGTTGAAATATCAACCGACCCATCTGTAAAAGCGCCAGCCTATCTTGCATCCAACTTCAACGGAACTTCGTTTAGAACTTTTGCAGCAACACCGGTAGCATTAGTAACGCCGACCTACTTAGGTGAAATGGTGTACGACTCAGTGGCTGGTAAATGGTACAAGTCGTTTGGCACTGCCAACACAAACTGGACAGCACTCAATTAACATTTGACTGGAGCAAATCATGACGCTGTTGATTGTTAAACCGTACCAGTTCGGACAACTGGAAAATTGATTTTGATTGGAGTATCAAAATGGCATTAGAAAAAGTTCAAATTGTTGACCGCATCGAAGTGGTCGAAAATGGCAGCGTTCAGGTACGCACCAAAACCGCCATTATGGAAGATGGCAAACAGATTAGTAGCACGTTCCACCGCCATGTCATTGCCCCTGGCGATGACTACAGCACCGAGGACGCAAGGGTAAAATCTATTTGCAAGGCAACGCATACAAAAGATGTAGTAACAGCGTATGAATTGTCTGTTGCACAATCTAAAAAATCTGTTGCATAATAGCAGCACAAACCGTATCGGCGAGGTTCACCGAGGAATCGAAGGATTCATGAATGACTGAAGAAGTCCAAACCTTAGCGGAAGTTGACTCCGCGCCAGCATCGGAAGTGACGGCCACTCCTGAAAATGCGATGAACGCGCCGGAAGTAGTCGAGAATCAAAACGATTCAGCAACAGAGGAAAAAAAGTACTCTCAAACTGACATTGATGCGATGATTGGCAAACGCCTTGCAAGAGAGCAGCGTAAGTGGGAACGAGAGCAAGCACAACGGGCTGCGGAAACGCAAATCGTTAGAGCTGCACCAACGGCAACCGTTGATCAATACGAGTCTCCTGAAGCCTATGCGGAAGCACTGGCATACCAGAGAGCCGAAGAATTGATTGCTAAACGTGAAGCCGCCAAACAGCACTCGCAAGTTCTTGAAAGCTATCAGGAGCGTGAAGAATCGGCAAGAGATAAGTATGATGATTTTGAACAAGTTGCATACAATCCTAAGCTGTCAATTACAAACGTGATGGCTGAAACAATCCAGTCTTCAGATATTGGACCAGAGTTAGCTTATTATCTCGGTTCAAATCCAAAAGATGCGGAACGTATCTCACGCATGACACCACTCAGTCAGGCAAAGGAGATTGGGAAGATTGAGGCTAAATTAGCTTCGTCACCCCCGGTTAAGAAAACAACATCTGCGCCAGCGCCGATTTCGCCAGTAACTGCACGATCCTCTGGGTCGCCAGCTTTTGACACTACTGATCCACGGTCTACCAAGGCTATGACGGATTCACAGTGGATTGAAGCTGAACGTGCAAGACAGCGGAAGAAGTGGGAAGCACAGAATCGCTAACTTTTAAGGACTTTTAATATGGCAAACAGTATCCTAACGATCGACATGATCACCCGCAAGGCTTTGGAAATTCTGGAGAATAACCTTGTATTGACCCGTAACGTGAACCGTCAATATGACGACTCTTTCGCTGTTGAAGGCGCTAAGATTGGTTCTACACTGCGTATCCGTTTACCTGACCGCGCTCTGGTAACTGATGGTGCAGCATTGCAAGTTCAGGACGACAACGAACAATTCACCACTTTGTCCGTAGCTAATCAAAAGCACATTGGTGTTAACTTCACCTCTGCTGAATTGACTATGCAATTGGACGACTTTGCAGAACGTGTGCTTAAACCACGTATTAGCCAATTGGCATCCAGCATTGACGCTGATGTTGCTAACGCTTATAAAGTAATCGGTAACTCTGTTGGTACCCCTGGTACTACTCCTTCAACTTCTTTGGTGCTGTTGCAAGCCCAACAGAAGCTGAACGAAGCTGCTGCTGTAATGTCCCCACGTTACGCTACCGTAAACCCTGCTGCTAACGCTGGCTTGGTTGAAGGTATGAAGGGTCTGTTTAATCCTACAGACACTATCAGCAAGCAGTTCCGCAATGGCATGATGGGCACTGGCGTGTTGGGCTTTGATGAGATCAATATGTCTCAATCAATCAAACAGCACACCAATGGTACCCGCGACGCTTCTGCTTCTACTTTAGTTAAGACACCTGGTGTAACTTCCGAAGGTGCTTCGACTATTCTGTTGGAACAAGGTTCTGTATCCACTACCATTAAAGCTGGTGATGTGTTTACTGTTGCCGATTCGTTTGCTGTTAACCCACAAACCCGTGAATCCACTGGTTCGTTGTTCCAGTTTGTTGCACTGACTGATGCTACCGCATCGTCTGGTACTTGGACTGTAACCGTTGCTGCCATGTACTCGGCTAACCATGCTTTAGCTACCATGACTGCATTGCCTGTAACTGGTAAGGCTGTAACGTTCTTAGGTGCTGCTTCTGGTCAATACGCTCAGAACTTGGTTTACCACAAAGATGCTATTACTTTTGCAACTGCTGACTTGTTGTTGCCCCAAGGTGTAGACATGGCTGCTCGTGCTGTTCATAACGGTATTAGCTTGCGCGTTGTTCGTCAGTACGACATTAACAACGACCGTATGCCTTGCCGTATTGACGTACTGTACGGTTACAGCACCATTCGTCCACAGATGGCTTGCCGTATCTGGGGCTAAACCTAATGCCCCTTCGGGGGCGTTAATTTACATCTTATTTAAAGGAATTTATCATGGCTTTACCTAATGGCGGCGGCGGTTATCAACTTGGTGACGGCAACCTGAACGAAATTACTCTGGGTTACGCTCCAGCACCTGCTGTATATACAGCTAATGCAACTGCCGCTTTGACAGTTGCTGATTTAGAAGGTGGCATTATTCTTTACACGCAAACCAATGCTAACAACCTTCAACTCCCGTTGGTGGCTGGTGTAGGTGGTGTAGATGCTGAAATTAGCAGTGCCAAAGTTGGCAGCACTTTTGACTTCTTTGTTATGTCCACCAGCACTGGTGTAGGTACATTGACAGTTAACACTGGCTGGACTTTAGTTGGTTCTGGTTTAACTACCGCTTCTGGTTTTGGTGCGCATTTCCGCGCTCGTAAGACTGGCGATGGTACATACACCTGCTATCGTCTTAGCTAAACCCAATGGGGCTTCGGCCCCTGTTTTAAGGATGAATCATGCCTAATACAAAAGCAATTGGTGTTGCGTTTGCCGATCCATTGTTGGAAAGCGTAACCGTTACTGGTGCTGCCACTGCTGCTAGTTTTACTAGTTCTGGTGATGCTGCTGCTAGCAACGCTGT